TTGTTTCAGCAAAGATACCTCAATAAAAATCTCGCTAAGAAATAAGAATGGCTGATCCTATATCTATAATGGCTATAGCCGGCTTAGTTTATGCCGGTAGAAAATTAAGTCAACCAGACGAAAAATATACAATACAAGGTAATGAAATAGAAGAATCTGAAGTCGTTTCGGAATTTTCGGATAGAGATGTATCTATACAATCTGAGTATTTGGGACCTTTATCACCATTAGTCGAACCATCATATAATTCAAAGCAAGAAATGGGGTCATTCGCTGAAGTTGCTCCACAACAAAGATCATCGGGAGGTGAAGTTTTGTCTATGAGAAATCGTATGTACGACGCAGGGCGAATGAATAATCTTTCACCAATTGAAAAACAACTTGTCGGACCAGGTTTGGGTGTTGGACCAGAAGTTCCTGCATTTGGAGGTAATCAACAACTGTTTCGTGTTAATCCAGAGAATGTTGGTGCGTATCGCTTAACCACTTTACCTGGTAGGTCGGGACCAGCATTTGATTCCAAAGGTGGTAGACGCGGTATTGTCGGTGAAGTTTCACATAATAGACCAGAAAAGACCGCGTTTTTGCATGGTCGTCTTCCTCCAGTTGCAGGCAGAGCACAGGGTATGACTGGTAGAACGCCAAGAGCAGAACACGAACGCACAAAGAAAACAACAAATAGATCCGAAACGGGTTCGAGAACCGATACATTAAATTTCGCATCGGCTAAGAGAACGGTTTCCGCACTTACACGCGCTCAAGAACCAACACGAAACAAAGCTGATGGTTCTATCGGACAGTATCAATACAACAATCAACCAGCCCCTGGCATTAGTAGCTTTGTTGGTGGATACTTAAATACACCAGCGACTAAGATCGGTGAAAAGAGAACATATGGATCTGCATACACAGCAGAAGAACTCACAAAATACGGTTTCAGACCAGACGATAGACGTGGTAAACCAAATAGAGCTGCGGGTCCAGGACGAATGAATGTTCGTGCCGATGCACTTAACCAAGGGGGTATGGTTACGAGTGTTCGTTCCGATACAACGAGAATTGATGGTCGAGTAAATGCCGCAAATGGCGCTTGGACACAACAATATAGAAACAACGATTACCATAAATTCAATGCTTATAAGGGACACGAAAATCCAAATGCTACAAGTATGAGTTTGGATACAGCTAGAAGACAGCTTTCAAGTAACCCATTAGTTCATAGCCTTTCTTAAATAAATATAGATTGAGACATACACTCATTAAAATATTGTTCATATATTTTAATGAAGGTACACACCTTAGATATAGACAGTGGTGAACGAGACCCAATTTTGTACCCAAATGTAGCTGATTATGTTGTACACCTAAAAAACCCTATTTATGACGTAACTAAAATTTCACTTATATCAGCACGTATACATAATAGTCAATTACTTATAAATGATCATAACAATACGTTCACAATAAACAATACGTTGAATAACTACGATATAACAATACCAAACGGAAACTATGATGGTGTAGATCTAGCTTCAAATGTTGTTATACATTCAGGTGGTAGGTTATCAGGATCTTCGTATGATAAAGATACAAATTCTATAACGTTTGAAGGTCCAAGTCAATTTAGTTTTGATTTCTATAACGGTACAAATGGGTATAAATCAGGTATCATTGGTAAAACAACACCACACGATATATTGGGTGTAACTGCTTCTAACGTATTCTCTACATCCATTTCTCCTTATAAATTCTATACTGGTAGTATTAATTTACAAGGTCCTGATGCAATTATTGTTAAAATGAGTAGCGGTTCAGATGAATTTAACAAAACTGTATTTTCCGAAACACCCTTCTATACAGGACGTATACTTCTATGTGGGGATGTGATTAACTTTTCGGGTGTTGATGACACTGTCGAACACAATTTTGATTCTGGATCACAGAAAACGATATCAAGTTTACGTGTTCAGTTTTATTACAGTAGTAACAATCGGTTAATACCATATGATTTTAGAAATGCGAATCATATACTTAAACTTGCAGTCACGTGTTCAACTGATAAACTTGAGAATATTGCTAAAGTGGAACGAGACTTTGCTCTTCCACCACCTATGAGTATCCCCGAAATGGAGGATCCGCGTAGATGGGATGCGTTTATATCTATATTTATGGTAGTCGCAACCGGTTTATTTTTATTATTGGTTATGCGTAAGCCTAAACTTATCGAGTAACCGCGAAGAGTGGTTGAGCTGGCTTTTGCACACGTGTAGAGACACGGGAGATACCAACATAGACCAAGATGGACAAGAGCGTCGTAAACAAGGCCGTGAGCGTGTAGTTCATACCACCGTTCTTGTTGACCTTAACAACTTGGTTAACAGTCCATCTGACCAAGTCCATCCACGAGAGGGCGGCGGCGAAGGAGAAGCCGGCAACGACGGCGTTGAGGGATTGGGACTCGAGTTCACGAGCGACGAGCGTAACAGTTTCAGCAGCAGTAGACATTTTTATATATAGTATCCTGAGATTTTAATCGGGGAGTAAATCTTCTTCTATTAAAATTTTTTTATAGTGTTTCGGTTTCATATATCCTTTTAACATACCAACATTTATACGTTCTATTCCTGAGTCAGATCCCGAATCTGTTTCTGTATCGGAATCACTTTCAGTATCAGAACTATCATCGTCATCATATATCTTAAAATGTTTAGACGTTCCTTCATATCCTTCAGGTTCCGATATGTTCATTACTATCTATAGCATTTTTTAACATTAATTCTGACGGGTTTTTTGGTTCCCATGCATCCCAATTATCATACGCCATATTCATTTTGACAAACTTATATTCGCGTCCTGTGTACCGCGTAAAAGGAATTTCTTCATCTTCAAATTCAATGTCGTCTTCTTCATCTTCTTCATCTTCTTCATCGGAAGATTCTCTATATATTTCTGGGAAATATGTTCCCATTTTCCTACCAACTTCATTCATGGCACAATATTTCATGGCATATTCCATATCTTCACTAACAACCATATCTCTACCAGAAGCCTTGGCGTATTCAGCTGCGAGAACCATAGTTCTTTCGAGTACGGGCTGAATAATGTTAATAGCAGAGTCCTGGACCTGCTCAATTAAGTTTTCGGTTGCGTCTTTTTCTTGTTGATTCATTATAAATTAAACAGTGTTTTAGCAATTCCGTTTTCTACACGGAGTATGTTATAACTTAGGCCTAAAACTCTAAGTTCTCTTTTAGCCAGGTTGTCTGGTAATATTTTGAGTTTTAAATGCTGTTCTTTAATTAAACTAAAATTTCTTTGTCCGGTTGGATACCACCGCTCGGGTTCAAGTGCGAAACTATACGAATAGTATCTTCTAAATAATTGTGTTCTTGAATGATGTATACCACTTTGTACTGCGCGTAAGTTTATGACATTACCCGAAACTTTATCTAAAATAATTGAGTCGTCTAATTGTATTTCAAGGTTTTGTAAATGTTCATAATTTACGTATTCACCGTTATACAATTGGTAATTTGAATCATAATCAAAATTGGTAACAAAATGACCACCTATAACTTTTCTAAGTCTTTGAATTACAAAAAAAAGTTCCTTTATGGGATTTTTAAATTCAAGTTTATGTTTAATATCAACCACAGAATCTATATTTAAATCCTGTGGTATTTCAGTCTTACTCTCTTGTATCTGAGTGATTATATAATCTATTTTTTTACTTAATAACATCTGTTTTTCTTCTTCATCTAGAGAAACCATTTCAGTTGTTAATTTTAAACTTTTTATAAGTCCTTTTGTTTGTACGAAATCACCTAAATAAAAAATTGAATTACTATTTGCAGGGTCAGTTGCGTCATACCCCCAAACACAATCTTTTAGATCTCTAAGTTTTATAACAATTTCTATTTCCTGACCTGTTATGGCACAAAGTGGTACAGCAAGTTCGGGATTATTATAAAAATAAAATGGTATATCAACAAAATATTTAGTATCAGAAGTTGCTAAACCTAGATACCCTGCAATTTGAACTGAAGATACCCGAGTACCTGAAAATTCTAAAGGTGGTTTACCAATAAGTTTCTCTAAATTATGTTGTTTTGTTTGTGTAACGTAATTATCAGAATATATAGCTAAGAAATCACTTGGTATATGCTGAATAACCTGACCACCTATCAGAATTTCTACATACTCAATCATGGCATGACCTATAGATTCTACGTATCCTATACCTTCAATATTGTTCACTAAATTCTGTTGTATACTAGATAATTCAACTTTCATACTCACTGTCTTAAGAAGATCACCTTGGTTTTGTGGGATTGTACATCGAATAGTGTTACCAAATTCTACTTCACCTTCAACGTCTAAATCAACAAAGAATGGTGCAAAGTTTGTATGTTTTTGAAAATTCTTTATGAAATAGGTATATTCGGGGTCGTCTGTAAAAAAGGCGTCCTGTGGACCAGATGTTTCTAATTGAACACGTCCAGCCATTACTAGTATAACTGACTAAAATTTTAAACCCCCGAGTCCGCTGCTTATACGTAAAACGTTATAGTTTACAGCGTATACGTAAACTTTGTGTCCGAAACTCGCGTCTGGTGTATCGAGTTCAATATCTATCAAATTATGTGCTATTCTACTCATGTTAACTTGACCTGTAGGGTAATACGTTTCTGGTTTCAACGAGAAACTATATACACCAAAGTTATTACCCGTTACCCCCGTATAATACTTTAATGGTTGTTCGTAACTGAGCATTAAATTATCAGCGTCTATGATTATGTTATTGTTAAATTTCATAGTAACTTGTTTTATTGGTTCGTATTTGTATACATCATCACTTACAGCCAAAAAGAACATTTCCTTGACCGGATTTTTAAAGTTAAGCATACCAGATTTTTTAGATTCACCTGGTTTAAATTTGAATTGAGACATTTGGAGTTGGGTTATAACGTATTCTATGGGACGCGAAAGTAAAAAATTCTTTTCGTCTTCGGTGATAAAAAAGAAATCTGTTACAAGAGAAACCTTTTTAATTGATGATGAAACTCCCGAAGGTGGTTCGGATAACGTATCACCCGTTCTCGTATACGATACAGTGACATCTTCAAGTTTTTTAAACTTTATATGCACTTCTACCAGTTGTTTTGTTAATGCACATACGGGTATAGCTAAACTTGGGTTTCTAAAGAAATAAAAGGGTAAGAATATACTATAATCCCAATCGTAATCTACGTCTATGTAGTTACCATGTCCCGTTAAGAAGTAGAGTGTTTGATCGATATCATCTTTATTACTGTGTATTTGGTCATACATGTAAATATAATCACCCGTTATTCTCTCTATGGTTTGCCCACCAATAACAAGATCGGCATAGTCTATTATCTGTGCACCTATAGAATCACGGTATCGAATCGTTTTCACGTTTATCTGACCACCCATACCGTTGTGTGCAGCACAATAATAGTATAAAGTTGATGGTGCACCCACTGGTACGACAAATGTAACAATAGATGTACTTGGATTCGTAACACCAGTTGTGTAATCGGAATAATTGGGTGAAGCCGTTGTAGAAAATCTAAACGGGTGTGATGGATGACTTGCATTGTTAAATGTATACGTCGCACCTTCGTATAAAGTCAATGTTGCCTGTTGAACACCATCTATAAAGTATTTATTTCCAGAACCAGTTGATTGAAACGTTACATTAAATGTTTTATCAGGTGTTGTTGGTTTAGGTAAAGTAAATTTAAGCATTGTACTTCGAATAAGATCCCCTTTATTTTTGGGTATACGACATTCTACCGATGCATCATAATCAACATCACCATCAAAAGGTGTTTCGATAGATTCAATTGAAAATTTAGTATGTCTCCTAAAATTCATCAGGAAATATGAAAACTCGGGTTCACCAGTGAGCCATTGGTCCTGGATACCCGTGATAGCAAGGTTTAATCGACCAGCCATTCTTACTTTACGTGAGTAAAATTTTATGAAATAAAACGACACGATATTATAGATGAATCTTCAGTTGAGAAAATTCAAACCCGAAAAAATGGCAGACGATAAAGTTTGTGTTTTTATAGGTAAACGTAATACGGGTAAATCAACCTTGGTTACTGATATTCTGTACCATAAAAAACATTTACCAGCGGGTATCGTTTTATCAGCAACAGAAGAAGGTAATCATTATTATCAACAGTATATACCAGATTTATTCATATATGGCGATTACGATAGAGAAGCTATTGAACGTGTAATGGATAGACAAAAAAGATTAGTTGGTGCAGGTAAAAAAAATTGTGGAGCCTTTCTTCTTTTAGATGACTGTATGTATGATTCTAAGTTTATGAAAGATACATGTATTCGTCAATGTTTTATGAATGGGAGACACTGGAAGATATTTTTCATGTTAACTATGCAGTACTGTATGGATCTACCACCCGCACTCAGGGCAAATATCGATTACGTATTTATTTTACGTGAAAATATAATTCAAAATAGGGAAAAATTATTTAAAAACTTTTTTGGTATTTTTCCATCTTTTGAGATGTTTAATAAAGTTATGGATTCATGCACAGAAAATTACGAATGTTTGGTATTGGATAATACTTCTAAGAGTAATAGAATAGAGGATTGCGTCTTTTGGTATAAAGCGACACTTCGTAAAAACTTCAGGGTTGGTGCACCAGAGTATTGGCAAACACATAAAAAGATGTTTAATCCAAAACATGGAAACATGAAAGTAGGAGATCCAAATTCAGTTAAAAAGAATACACCTTTTAAAGTTACTAAAAGAAAATGATAAGATCAATTGCTAAACGAATGTACACGACTTTAAATTTACATACCACTAAAAATATGACTGTGGTGTATCCAGCTTATAATGAATTTAAACCAGATGATAGTGACGATGGGTATAGAATATTAATTGATGTATGTCATCATACAAAAACTGTTTATATAGATAACGATATGTGTGATTACGATAAATTAAATGATTTACCCAGGATCATAAAAACATTTGGGTGTTTATATCCAAACTACACTCTTCAGGGCAATGACGCGTAATCATTTAAAACCAAAAAACTACGTACATATAAATGGCGACAGACGTTAGAACGATGAATCTTTCAGATAATGGCGATGGTATGGTTTCCCTAAATGACAATCAGGGTACATCTTTCGTGCCGAATATACCCCCTGAAAAAAATGTGAGTGAAAATAAACAGACAATGGACTCTACTTCGATTTCCGATATTATGGGTCAAGCCGAGGAACCAATCGAACCACCAATGATGAGCGCCGATCCAAGAATGACACAAATGCACATGCAAGCTCCAATGATGATGGCGCAACAACAACAACCAGTAGCACAACAAGCAACTGAAAAAAAATCCGAATCTAAAAATCCATTCAACCTTACTGATGACCAGTTCCAAGCACTCATTGTAGCTGTATGTGCTGCGGTGGCAATTAGTAAGCCAGTTCAAGAAAAACTCGCGAACTTTGTCCCATCGTTTTTGAACGACCAGGGAAATCGAAGCGCAATCGGCTTAGCGTCGACCGGTATGGTCGCGGCGATCGCCTTTTACCTTGCGAGAAAGTATACTTAAATCGCATTATAATGTCTATACATTCTTTTTCCGAAAATAAAATAGGAAACGAGAAATCCGAACAGTAAACCAACTGCGCGAAGTCCTAGAACAGTACCAGTACTCTTCGTAGTTTTACCATAATCTCTGAAATCATTTTCAAATCTTTTGTTTATTTGGGATACACCCGCAACCATACCCATACCCAATAAGGTTGATATAACTAAAAATGGTCCATCTATAGCTAAACGTCCAATTAAATTACCACCACGTGGTAATATAGTGATGACTAACGGTGTAACAACCATGATTATAAACATGTTTAACCATTTATCGTTTAAAAGTAGGGGGGCACTCGAAGACGCGAGTAAAGTGTTCAGTAACAAATACGCTTTCATTAAATCACCGAACGATTGCATTTTATTAATACTAAACATTATTTATCCTGGACGTGTTTACCACAAAATTCAGTTCTTTTTGGTATTTCCTGGTATATACCTAAAGAAACGCATATGGTTTTAAGTTTATTAAATTTTTTCCAGAATTCCTTACTATGTGAATATTCATCAACTGTACAATGTGCGAGTTCATGTAACAAAACGTGGAATATTTCATTAGATTCACCATCGATACATATACCTATACTTTTACCCTTATTAACATTATATCCTATATATCCATTTGTATATCGATGTGCGGTAAGTGGAATTTCCCTGTATAACATTTTGAATTCCTGATTATTCGTTTCCTTAAGATGTTCCCTGAGTGTCCTGTATTTTTCACGAACATCTGTTAATTCCCGTGGTTCCCTCGTGTTTACGTATAATAACACGTTTATGATAATCAGAAGTATGGCGAGTATCATCTTATCATAAACATACATAAAAATTGAACCTTAAAAAATAGTAGAAATGATACGTAAATTTATCGATTTTTTAACGAAACCTGAACCACGACCTGTTCTGGGACGGTGGGCGGTAAAATCATGTAGTGAACTACTCACATCCATAAACTCGGTGTACCAAAACCGCGACCACTGTGGTGATGTAATATGTCACGAACCTAAAAAAGCGGAAGAATATATTAAAACTAATAAAAAGTAATTATTTCTTATACACAAACCTAAATTTACTATACAAATCCGAAACCGGGTTCCCTTTAAGATCTTCCCACAATGTTAAAGTAAACCCCAAATCCTCCATTCGTGTAAAAAATATATCCTTATGGGCAATGGGTTCGACCTTTGGACCGTCTGCATAATACGGTGTATCGGCTAAATGGACGTATAACTTTTCCCCAAAGTTTCCTGAACTTGTATGTTTCATTAGAAAGTAGTTCCCTAATTCGTCTTTTACAGGTGTGTTCATAATAATCTTATCTGAATTCGGTATGATTCCTATGAATTGACCACCAGGTTTTATTCTATTTTTAATTGCTAACAAAGACGTCTCGAATAACTTGGATGATTCGAATATATAGTGCAACGCAAAGTTATAACACACGACGTCGTATTTCCTTTGTGGACATGCAAATATATCACCTTCATAAAAGTTGACGCGTATTTTCATGTTTTTAGCACGCGACTTAGCCTCCTTAAGTGAGTCTGGGTTTGGTTCACACATGCTTATATTTGCACCGGTATGTTTCCACTTTTGGAGATCACCACCGAATCCACATCCTACATCCAAAATACTGTCGCCTTCGCGGGTAGCCGATTGGATGAGGAGACGCTTAGACTCGTTATGGTACTTGCGTATCTCCTCCATTTAATTTATATTCGCTTTTCTTTTTTAAATGGGGTTACTAAGGTTGAAAAACAATCAATATACATTAATAAAAATATACTAAATGTAAAG